ATCATGACTTGTAAAAATAAAGAAGGGGGCACTAAGGCCCCCTCCCTTACCTTTAAAACATAGATTACCAGTCGCTCTCAACTGCTTCAGCAGCTGCGGGTTCTGGATCGGGTGCGATCAGACCGGGTACGTACTTCTCGAGTTCGAGAGTAGAGTTGTACTCAGCGTTGAATGCGCCATAGTCATCGTTAAGCTGCTTGACAAACAGATCCTTACGGAACGGCTTGAGTCTACCGAAGTGCTTGGTGTACACCTGCTGATACTTACCGTCTTTGACACCGAGTAAAACTCTGACACGGTTATCAGACAGTGCATTAACAAGCTGTCTAATCTCGGCCACGTCACCTGCCATGATACGATCGATGGTCTCGAACGCACACTCATCACCGTTGGCCACGTTAGCATAGGCCTTGATGAAATCCATGAGCGTCTCCTCACCGACATAAGCTTGTCTTACACCAGTATCTTTGAACCACTCATATGCTTCGGAGGCTTTGCTGTCTGCAAAAGCAAACTGGCCGACAGAGTTGCACCACTGCAACTTACCAGATTTAGCAACACGATGCTCTGGTTTAACCAACACATCGAAACGTGTAGTAAACTCAGGTTCTATGCACTGCAACCAAAATGTAAGCTTGTTGTACTGGTCGCCTCCGATAGAGACATCAGTGTACTGAGGCTCACTCTTCATGTTTACACCAATAGCTTGCAGCTCATCCAACGTAGGATTGACTGCCACCACTTTCATAGGTGCAATACCGACATACAGGGGAATACCACTGCCTCCTGCTACCTCTTCGTTGGAGTTGTTTGAATTAATAGCCATTAGTCAATGATTTCAAAGGTGTCAAACTGTTCGTTGTCGTTCTCAGACGTGTTGTCCTCGGCCTTCTGTGCCTCAGTATCCACTCTAAGTTGAGTGTCATCTTGCTGCTCACCCACATCATCAACCAAGGTGAAGTTGATTTTATTGAGTGCGCGCTTTGGACGACGCTTCTTAAGAGCTGGTACCTGAAACAGATGCTTGAGCTCTGCAGCAGTGAGGCTGTACTTTTCTTTGATTTGCGGACGGCCCAGACCACTATCCAAATCCATGATGATTTGTGAGACAGTGATAACTTTGTCTTTGCCAGTGGTCTCTTGCTTTTCTACGGTTGGCTCCGTTTGTTGGTTTGCTTCAATCATAATGTTTGAGTTAGTCAATGAAGATTTTGTCCCATTCAAGGGGGAACGTTTGCCCTTTAAGGTGATCGCAACGGCTACCAGCCTGGATGTCACCGAGTGAATCGAAACTAATCATTGTAGTATCGTTCTCACGGAACACATAGCCGATAGCATCAGCATTTGCACAGGTAATGTTGCGAATCTTACCTGTCAAGTCGAGGTCTTTGTAGGCGACCTCTTTACCTTTCTTCTCAATCTTGGCTTCCTTGAGGTGACCCACAAGGATAACATGGTCAGCAAGAGTGTTAAGTCTTTCAACCCACAGCTTGAATGCCATGCGCAAATACATGTAGCCTGCACCGTTAGGGAGTGTAAGAACAGACAGGCCCTTGTTGTCCTTGTCAAAGTTCTTACCCATCGGTGTGTTCTGATACATCTGCTTGGCTAGTGGTTCGCACCACACCTCAAGCTGAGTAACAGTGTCAACGGCAATGTACTTGTACGGTTTGCCTTGGTTGAGTATTTCTCTCCCAATCTCACCAAGATGCTTCAAGTTCTTCGCCTTGATTTTCAGGGCGTCGAGCATATCTGTACCGTCCTCCAAGTCTAGGATAAGACAATTGTCTAGCTGTGCTAGAGCTGATGTCTTACCTACCTTTGGTTGACCATACAGAACGAAGTTCTTGGGGGACTTCCTAGCAGCCTTGATTTTGCTGGTAGGAAGATTAATCTTTGCTTCGCTCATTAATTGTAAATGTTGATAAATCTGTTTGAAACGGGATCATACCAAGTAGACCATCACGATTCTTCTCCACGTGACAAGCGAGTAACCCAACAGGGTCTTGTCCACAATATGAATCAGTGATCCCATACAAATCATGGGGTCGTTGTAACATCATGACAACATGAGAATCCTGGCCAATAGAGTCACCTCCGAAGAGGTCGGTTAGCAAAGGTTGGTATTGCTGTTTGGCTCGGTACTCCTGTTCGATGTTACGATTCAGTTGTGATAGTAGAATAGTGATGGATGACATCTTGGCTTGCATCCACATACATGATTTAGAAACTGTGTTTAGTTTCTGTAACTCTGTATCCTCCCTCCCCAGTACCAGTCGAGAGTGGTCAATCAAATTGATGACCGTCTTAGAGGGATGTCGCATGAACATCTGCTCATTGACTTTCTTGATTATGGTCATGTCTTGGGGGATACTGCAGAAATACATAGGATAATCCTTGTACTTCTGTACGGCTTGCTTGTACTGTTCGTACCTCTCGTCTGTGAGTCTTGTCTCAACCGACAACAGGTCGAAGGTCTGAAGCTTGGTGTCTTTTGAGCCAGCACGCAGTATTTGCTGCTCGCCGGGCATCTCGAAGCTCCAGTAGATAACGATAAGATCGTTGCTTTTTTCTTTGTTTACATCTAGTATATCGAATATTAATTGGTTTGAAAATGCTGATTTACCTACACCAGGACGTCCAGCGATGACATACATCTTCCCGGGCTGTAGGCCTCCCATAAGATTTCTGTTTAGTCTGGGCCACGATGTGGGGTAAACTCTTCTCCGTCCCTCCATACCATCATAGACATCTTTAATGGATTTCTCCACTGTCTTTGAGATATGAAAGAGTTTGGGAATGTTAGAGTTCCCTAGTGATGCGTCGCTCATTATCTGAAGTTTCAGTTAGGTCTTGATACTTTTCCCATGTCTGCTGATTCACCCACGTGCTCAGCATTTGCATGTAACCTAGGTTATTGGCTTTCTTCCTTTGCTCCAGCTCAACACCCAAACACCGAATAACTTCATTGTGCTTGACTGCGCTCCCGTTGATGTACTTCTTGTACTGTTTCCGAGCGCGTTGATTGGTTGCAGCATTGGGGTCTTTTGCTCGCAGAGGTCGTACACCCCCGTTTGCATATACCTTAAGAGGAAAGTGGGAGAGAAGGTCAGACCACATCTGGTCGAACGGAGTAGCGTTTGGTGCACTAAACTTCGCTCGAACCACATGGTCTTTGACCTCCTCCCCCAGCTTAACTAGGCCTTTGGTTTGCAGTACTTCTAGCCTAACAACTAACTTTAGATCGTCTATGACATCGTGGGAACTACTATGCAAGAGAGACAAATATAAATATTCATCAGCGGTTATCCCAAAATCTTTGAGACTTTTTGTACAAAGCTCTACGATCATAAAGATAATTATTACAGGTTAGTAAGAGACTCTTTTAACCTCTAACATCTCATCCTTATTGCGCATGTGCTTGTTGTACATCGCAGTCAGATATCCAGTCCAGTTGTGCATCCCACTCTGTTTCTGGAATGATCCCAAGTTCTCATTGATCTTGGTGAACATTCTCTTCGGCTTGAACTGTGGCTGTCTGTTTATCTCGATGATAGAGCAGAGGAATGCCTTCTGAGTGAACGCATCGGGGTATATATTCGACAAACGCTCAACCTCATCAAGGATGTACTCCTTCTGCTTGGTCATGTTGTACTTGAACGAACCATTACGAATGGTTTGAGTCAAGCTGCCACCACCACTAGAGAGTGCAGCCAAAGATGCAAGAGCAGACAAGTGAAACTGTGGGTACAGCTGCTTCAAGTCCTGCAACTCCTTGTAGTTCTTGTTTGTGTGAGCATGAAAAGACACCCAGTCAGCCATACGCCAGTTTTTGCTCTCAGTATTGACTGTACTGATAACATCTTGCGCATCCTCCCGGGCTTCCTCGTAGCTCAAGTTAGAAACTATGTACAAAAGCTTTACATCTTTGTCACCTTGATCTTTGAGCAACTTGTACGCCATGTAGCGGTGCTGCCCATCAAGAATGATCCCGTCACTAGATACAATAATAGGTATCCAGTTCTTCCCAAGTCTTTTCATAGACTTTGCAATCTTACGTGCATGTGCAGTTGACTTTTTGTCTCGATTGTACTCGAGCATATCAAAGTCAATGTCCTTTGCTGTGGACAACAGTTGTTCGGTTTTGCTTGTTATAGCCATGTTACATTATTTAAGGTTTTTACTGCGTTCTTTAACCATTTCTCTTCCTGCGAATCTTTGATGTACACGATGTAGATCTTACCGACCTTGTCATCTGTACTGAGTCGGAGCAGGCGACCGACCCTTTGAATCATAGGTAATGACTTGCTGTTAAGACCAGCAATGATCCCAACACTAGCGTCAGGAACATCAAAGCCCTGATTAAGCGCTTTGGTACTGCATAGTACTGAGCCATCTTTCTCTCGAAAATCTTCCAGCGATTTCTCCCGTTGCTTTTTTGTAAGACCAGAGTGATAAACAAAGGCATCAAGAGAATCAGCCATAGCATCACTAAACTTATTGGACCCAGTGAAGACAAGAATTTTATCATTTGCGTGTTGTTTAATTAATTCTTTTGCTTTGTCAATTTTTACTGTTGCATGGTTGATCACGTTAGTGCGTTCACGAATAGCCTGAAAGAAACGTTTAGCTGCACCCATGTCACCTTGCATTTGTTTTGCTAGGATCTTCTTTGCTGCAGTGAATGTGTCAAACTCCCCGATCAGATACTTAGATCGCACAAACTTTAATTGAGCAGCTTTGTATTCTGCTTTGTCTGAATCATTTAGTTCTAAAGGAATACATACAATCTCATAGGGACTCACCAACCCAAGTGCAACACACTCATCCAAAGAAAGATGAAAGCGAATGGGGGCCAGCCTCATAAGATAATTGCGATACTCATCATCCTCTGGGATTGTAGCAGTCATGCAGAGTAGCTTATCGTATGTGTTGTTGATGAAGAACTTTCTGTATTGTTCGCTGATACCAAGATGTACCTCATCACACACGACGATTGTGTAGTGCTCATCGACCAGTTTGTAAGCTGACTGATAGCACATGATGTCGATGTTGTCCAAGAGATGTCCGGCATCCCACTTTCTAAACTCATCCTCAAACTGTGCTTGTAGTTGTGTAGTAGG